TTCGCATAATCGGTAACGTTACGTTTAATCGCGTCGGGATGATGGTTGGCTGTCCCGGCGCGATTTAATGTAACGTTGGTTATGCGCTGCGCCCCCGTCCCACTCGAAATCCCGCTTCACCTGGTTAAACAGGCACGCCTCTACGCGGCTGGTCGAGGTCCTAGCGACCTGGAAGCCGTACTTCACGTTCTGAATGATTACCCTAGGTTGTTCGCTGAGCTTCGCGAGCTGCGTCGTCGCGTTACTCAGATGGATGATGAGGGCGCCGCCTTAGACGCCCGGCTTGAAGCCTTGCAGGAAGCCTGCAGGGCTATTCTGGATCTCTAAACCCACTGGCGCTCCCTTACCCTCCATTCTGTGGCGTGCTCCGATTTGCCAAGGCGCGCGTTCATGTCTTTGCAGGCCTTGTCAGCTTGTTTCTTTGATCCGTAATCGCCCGTTTTTTCGTCCACCCATTCGACGCCGTTTGCGGATTCATATTTGAATTGCAGGACGTAACGCCTTTTCTGCTTTACGGTAACGTTACGTTTTAGTTTAGATTCTGCTTTCTCGGCTCTGGCGATCGCAGCGGCAAGTTGCTGTTCTAACTGTTCGATCCGTTCTGCAGCTGTAGCACGGACCTTCTCCAGCAGCTCAGAGGGCGCTGCATTTTCCGTAACGTTACGGCTCTTCATTCGCTCCCGATAGGCCCGCTGCTTTTCTGCTGCTGTCATAGCTGCGCCGGTAGCAGGGCGTCCGCGTTTGCGCTTGGCTGGCTGCTCGTCCAGGGGGAGGGTTTTGGTTTGCTTGTCTGCTGGGTCGATCATGCTGCGGCCTCGCACGCTTTCCAGATTGCAACGTCTATATCGTCGAAGTCTTCTATTTGTAAAAGCCCAGCCGCATACAGGGCTTGTGCGAAACCGCGCAGGCGTTCTGGCTTTAGCTCGCCCTGAATCGCGTCTTCTTGGTACGTTTCGATTACCTCGTTTAACAGGCTCGTTCTGTCCTGGCCTAGGAAGTGGCGTAGATCGTTCAAAGCGGGGAGCAGGTTAAGGCGTTTCATGACAGTCTCCTTGGTTCGTGCCTTAATTATAGTAACGTTACCATAAATAAGATAATTGTATGTTGCTATCGCGCTCGCACGTCTGATAGATAAAGTAACGTTACCGTAATTCATCCTCGATCTCGCCGCTCGCGGCGATTAGTCGCCTGCACTGCCTCCTGTCGTGCCTCATAGCGCCTGCGACGATACCCACGAAGTGGCCGCAACTATCGACCCACAAAAAAGCCCCCAGCGGCCTGCATGGCCCTCTGGAGGCTTCTCGCGATCTTCGTCCCGTTGTCCCGCCACTACCTCAACCCGCGCCCCGATCTGCCCAAAAGCAACCGCTCCTCGGCTTCTCTCTGCCGCTCTCCCAGGATCATCAGCACCGCTTACGGTTAGGTCACGAAGTTGCAGTGGTTCCGTCGCGCTTTTTGGCTGGTCGGCGGTGGGGGTGCTGTAACACCCCCAATTTACCGCACATGTCTGCGGTTTTACTCCGACAGCTCTTCCTGCTGAAACACCATGATCAGGCCTTTGATCGCCCGCTTGACCTCGGCCTGCTGCTGCTCATCCAGCTCGGCTATGGCACCGAACAGCCGGCTGAGCTCCGCTTTTATCGAGCGCTCGTCTGGCTCCATGAGTATCTCGTCGGTCGAGACCCCGAGGCCCTTTGCTATTGCCCGTATCGGGACTGCGGTCGGCTGGGATTGCCCGTTCTCATATTTCCGGTAGCTGCCAACTGGCACACCACATATGGACGCCGCTTCTTCCACGGTTAAGCCCTTGTTTTCACGCGCCTTTCTGATGTTGTTGGCGACTGACATATCCGTCTGACTCTGCATGTGCTCTGTGTCCATGGATGCTAACCCCTGCTTTTCGTGGTGATCCCATATCCGGGCATTCTACAGACCGGATAAGCCTTGACTCGTTCAAACCGTATGCGGTAGCTTCCCGGCCCATATATGGGCCTTGACGGATTTCACGGGATGCCGCTTTCTGCTGACCAGCGATCAGTGATGTTCATCGACTACTTGTCGGTGGAGCAGGTTTACCCATTCGATCTGCCGAAAATCGCTGACATCACCATCGAGCGTTATTGCTCGCGCACTGGTGAACGACTGAGCGTCAGCCAGCCCGGTGTGAAATATGAAGGCTCGCATTCGACTTCGATCAGCATCCGTGTTGACGGTCGCAAGCTGATCATCCAGGGCAACCCGAGTGCGGTTGATCGATTGGATAACTTGTTTGGTTATCAAACTGTTGAACAATGCGTTGCGGTCTATAACCGCATCCTGGCGAATCTGCGTGATGAAGCTGGGAATCCAGTTCATATGCCGATGCTCTCCAAGTGCACTCGGCTGGAATTCATGCAGGCCCCCGCATCAAGGGTTATTCGCAAAAAGAGGGAAGGGGCCAGCGGCACAATTCAGACCGTTGAAACCACGCACCGGCACACTACTGTCGGCGACGGCATGCGGATCACCCGAATTGACCTGACAACGAATCGAGCTGTTGGCCAAGGTAACGAATTTCAATATGTGTCTTCCCTCAGCACGCAACGCGCCGGTTATAAGCCCGGCCATTTGTATGAAGACGGTTGTACTGTTGATTGGCAAGCTCGGGACCAGTATCGCAAGGCTTATATAAAAGCGAAGGCTATTGCGAAGTTCCTACTACCCAAGGCTCGTCGCAATTTCGGCGACGACTCCCCCGAAGTTAAATATTTGCGCGACCTGATTTTTTATTGCGATGCTAATGGTGTTGTTCGCATGGAGCAGGAACTTAAGCGCGAATATCTATTGCGCGAAGGCCTCTGCTGGTGGGGGCTTTTTGATGAATCAAGATTTCAGACTATACATAACGCATTTTTGAAGATAGACGACCGATTGAAGGTGACGGCTATGGATTTTGAGACTATCAGTGACCACCTCATCTCTGAAGGCGTGGTTAAAGACGTTCGCGCTGCCAATACAACCGCCATGTACGCGATTAACTGGATGACTGGTAAAGCTAAGTTTGACTTTACTAAGCGCTCCATCCAGACCCATCGCGCTCGTCTTCGGCGGATTGGCATTGATATTGCCAATCCATGCGACGCACTGAAAGTTCGCCCGGTTGTTCATGTTGCAAGCCGCGAAGTTATTCCGGTTGACGTCCTGCCAATTCCGACTTGGTATCGCCGCCCGAATCATTTGCAGGTGGCAGCATGAGAATCGAAGGCGGCTATTGCTGCGACTATTGCTCGGCTCGCCTGATTGACGATATTGAGCTCGATGCTTATCAGGCGCATTCCTGGGCGGCTCAATCTGAACACGTTTGCATGTTCTGCGTGTTTGGCGTTGAGCCTGAGCATAAAGGGGAGGGCGATCAATGATCGTCTCCGGCTATCAGGGCGCAAGTCTTTCTGCTTCTGATCGTCGGCGCCTGGAACAGCAGCGGCTTTATTCGCGTCCGCAGTCGAACTTCCTTCGCGAACAAACCGAACAAACACTGGCGGAACTTGATCGCCGCAAAGAACAGGGCGTTAAGCCTGAACGCCTATGGTTTCTAGAATTTGAAGCCAAGGGCACACCATGCGTTGCCGAGTTGTTCGGCTTCTAATCTGGAGAGTCTCATGATCATTGTTAAAGGTACTGTTGTTGGTGTTGTTGATAAGGGCGAAGACGATAAGCGCTGGGCCATTATCGGCCTGCAAACTTCTTCGAAGGATCGCGACGGCCTTGATGTTGTTCAGACCATCAAAGTTCGCGTATTCGGCGATGCGATCAAAGGCGGCCTTCATAACGCCTATCGCCAGCAAGTAGGAGCGGAAGTTTTTGCGCCTGTGACTATCGGCGTGAACGATCGCTATAACACTGTCGAGTATTTGCTGGCTGGTATTCCGCTGCGCATTCAAGACGTGGGCTCTAGCAGCGGTCCCAAGCCTGTTGAATCGAAGACTGCGTAATGGAAGCGTTCCTCGCCAATATCACGCTTGGCGATCTATGGGCGCTTCAGCTTGTTTCCGCCATGGCGCAATTAATTGGCCTTGGATTAATTCACGGTCACCAGCGATAGGGGGGTTGATATGGCGTTGTCCTGGTCTGTCTATCTCTTCGTTGCTGGTGGCTTTCTAGGTTGTCTCGGGATCGGCATCGCCTGGGGTATGTTCCGGCTCAGCTGGAAAGAAGTTCTCGATGTCTCTGTTTAACACAACAAGGGGAAACACCATGGAAAAACTGAAAGCGCTGTTCGCCGGCAAGCCGGCTGCTGTTATTGCGGTGGGTTCTGCCGCTGCTGTTCCGATGGTTGCGAATGCGGCTATCACCGTTCCGCCTGAGATGCTGGAAGTGTTCACCGATCTGGCAACTGCCTTCGGTACTCTGATGGCTGCGGGTGCTGTTCTGTTCGGCGTTATTCGCGGTGGCGTTGCGCTGTTCAAACTGGCCCGCACCATGTTCTCGGCAGCGGGAGCTTAAGACGATGGCCGGTAGTTCGCGCAAGTCTATCGGCCTGAATCTGGCCCTCACGCTTATGGCGTGGGGGTTTTCCTCTTTTTTATATGCTGAGTCTGGTCGTTTTTATATTCCGGCAATTGGTAATTCAACAATCGGGGTCACTAGGGAAGACGCTTGTTCTCTGATCCCTGATGATAGGATTAGTAAAACATGGTACTACGGTGGTGCTACTTGGCAGCTTGTCGGCTTTTCAAAGGCTGACTCTTATTGCCGGTATGATTATAAGCACCCGACTACCGGCGAAATTCGTGTTGGCGCCTCTTCTTTTCAGATTTATGCGTTCTCTGACTGTCTTTCTGTTCAGGGTCAAACTAAGGAGTTTCGCGGACCTGACTCTCCTATTATTTGGTCTGGTACTTCTGGTTTTGTTTCGTGGTCTGAAAGTAATGCTGGTGATCAGTGTTTCGAAGCTTGCAATTATACCGGCGCGGCTAAAACCACTTGTTATCTCACTCCAGGCTCAACTGATTCCGGTTTCTGTAATTTTATGGCGGGGGCCGATGGGGATAATTGCTCTGGCTCTGATCCTCTTGCCTCTTCTGGTGAACCTATCGTTCGGCCTGACCCTATCGACCCACCTGACCCTACTGACCCCACAAACCCTGGTGGCGGCGATGGTGGTGGCTCTGGCGGCGGAGGCGCGGATGGGTCCAATGGTCCTCCATTGATTCCGCCTGATGCTGAAGACACTACCGATCCTGATCCAGCTGCTGCTGGGGATGTTGCTACGCTTGGCAACCGCCTTGTCGATGCTACTTATGCCGCTGCAAACGGCGTTATTTCTGCGATCAACGGCGTTGGTAACAAAGTTGATGGTGTGGGTAAGAAAGTCGATGGCCTTGGTGACAAGATTGATGACCTGGGCGACTCGCTCCAGGGCGAATCCTATTCAGAGGGCGAGGGGGAGGGCGCTGGCAATGCTGATGGCATTGGTGATGAAGCTGGCGACTCGCTTGCCGATCTAATTAATAGCGCAGTTGATGAGGCAAAGCAGGCGCGCACCGATTCATTTAACGAGGAAGTTGACAAGGTTGACGGCATGCTCGGTGAATGGTTTGGCGAGGATGCTTCTGGCGTTGGTGGTGCCATATTGGACGGACTGTTTCCTAAGTCCTCTAGTTGTTCTGAATTCAATGTTGTATGGCACGCCAAGGGTTATTCGCTCACGCTTCCTGTCTGCGAGCTAACACGTCTCAAGTCAATTCTTGAATGGGTTTTCGGCATTCTTACTGCGATTGCTGTTTGGCGAATTCTGATGAATACGCTTAATCAAGCTGCGGCCTCCGCTGTCCGTTATTCCTGATGAAACGGCGCATGGCGTGACTCGGCGCAGCCGGGGCGGCGACATGCGCCGTTTCTTTTACATCTCGGAGTTATAGAGCATGCAATTTATTATCGGCTTCCTTGCTTCGTTCTTTGGGCGTTTGTTTGCTTGGTTTGGGCGCTTCCTTCTCGCTTTTCTTTCGCCGCTGGTTATTCCAATAGTCCAAGGCTTTGCCAAGCTTACCTCTAACCTGACGGTTGTTCTCGTCATGTTTACTGTTATAGGTGGGTTTATTGCTGCTTTTATTGCCACTCTGACAGCGCTCGGCTCTGCTGTTGTTTCCTTTGTCCCGTCCGAATATGTTTCCATTGGTCGAATGTTTGTTCCTGATAACTTGGCGACATGCATATCTATTGTCGCCGCTGCAAAGTTCTATCAGATTATTCTCCTCTGGAAGATTAAGGTTGTTGAAACTTTGGCGGCTGCAAAGTAATGGCCGTTTATATCGTTACCGGAAAGCTGGGCGCTGGTAAAACCTTGCTTTGTATTCAGAAGATACTTGAATATCTGAAAGCAGGGCGGCCAGTTGCTGTTAATGTTGATGTGCGAATGAATAAGCTTTGTCGCAAGAATAACAAGCATTCCCGGCTTGTTCGTCTTCCTGATCTGCCAACTGCTAGTGATTTGCTCGGGCTTGGTTATGGCTGCGATATTTATGACGAGGAGAAGTTCGGCGGCATCTTCCTTGATGAGGGTGGCGTTTGGCTGAATTCTCGCGATTGGAACGCGAAGGGGCGAACTGATCTTTTAAACTTCTTTCTCTTTTTGAGGAAGCGTCGTTGGGATTTGTGGCTCTGTGTTCAGAACGTTAATGTCATTGATAAGCAGATTCGTGAATCTATTGCGGAGCATGTCGTTTATATAAGTCGACTTGATAAGTTGAAGCTTCCGTTTCCGTTTGGTTTCTTGCTTCGTGTTTTTACGCTTGGCCGATTCAAAGGGAAGTTGCCGAAACTTCATCTCGCTACTGTCAAACTCGGCTGCAAGCATCTAGCACCCAAGGTTGATACATGGGCGTATCGCGGCGAAGATTTTTATGATTTCTACGATACAACGCAGGAATACAATCAGGGTTATGATAAGGGCGCCTATTCCATGCTTCCGCCTGGCTATTGGCGTTCTCCTATTCCCGCTGCGAAACGTGGAGTCATGTTCATCATGCGCGCAACCAAAATATTCTTTCGTCGCACCAGAGTACTCAATGCGTTTTTCTTGGGTGCTGTTCTTTCCCTGATCTTGTCGTTTGCGATTTTTTCAGGGATTGCGTTTGTGTCTTCTCGCCCTGGTGCGGCGGTGGTTTCATCTGGTCCCGTTGTAACGGACAAGCTTGTCCATCTTGAAAAGTACCGTGGCTATCGTGTGGCTTTCTACTCGCTGGTTAACGGTCGCCACGACTATACGTTTATGGATGCTGCTGGCTCTCGCGTTACCACGAATGACCTTATTGGAGAGCGCATCCTCGTTATTCCTGCTGGCCCGCGCTCTGCCGTTTTGCGGCGGGGCGATGAATCCCTGACTCTTACAAGGTAGTTCCTTTATGCGCTGCTTATCTGCTCTGGTTGGTTTGCTGCTGACTGTTCCTGCGTTCGCCGAAGAACGGGTTGAGTTCTTCGACTCGTCACTTCGTGATTTCGTCGAATGGTCTAGTGCGATTATTGGCCGGCCTGTTGTTGTTGGTGCTGACGTCAAAGATGTTCCGGTTTCTGTCTTTGCATCGTTCAATGGCAAGGGCGAACTTGCTTCGCTCCTGGAGCAGACTGTTGTAGCTTCCGGCATGTTTTATTCTGATTCGGGTCGCACGATTCGTATCAGTGCGCAGCCGATCCCTGAGAAGTTTGATCTTGAAACTGCTGTCCTGGAGCTGCAGCACTTGCAAAGTGATTTTGCTGCCGGCTCCATTCGCGAGTTGCTGGTGTCACTTTCTCAAGTTCCTGGTGCTGACTCGCCTATTGCTGGTGTTCAGGTTTCTGCCTCGCCGACCACTAACTCAGTGATCATCACTGCAACCCAGTCGCAGATCGCGGCGGTGCGTCGTGTCCTGGAGGAGATCGACCGGCCCCGTCGCCAGGTGGTGATTACGGCTGTCGTGGCCGAGCTGGCCGACGATGACTTCGAATCGCTTGGCCTGAATGTCGGCGCTGCGTTCGGCGGTGATTCTCATGATGTGAGCCTGTCAGGGCGTGCTGTGGCGTCGCGTGATGTGTCCGACCTCGGGTTCAGTCTGACCTTCAGCGGCCCGACGCTCTCAGCGTTCCTGCAGGCCGTCAAATCGACCGGTCGCAATCGCATCCTGTCGACGCCTCAACTGCTGACCCTCAATCGCGAGGCTGCTTCCATCGTCGTCGGCCAGAACGTCCCATTCATCACTGGCGAGACCACTAGCGCAGCAACGCCGGCTAGCGACCCGTTCCGCACCATCTCCCGGCAGGATGTGGGCGTTACGTTGAGCGTCCGGCCGTTCATCACGCCATCAGGCTCCATCGAGCTGCAGGTCGAGCAGAGCGCTTCCTCGGTGTCTTCCGATCTGTCGGCCTCGGACATCATCACCAATACTCGGCGGATCAATACGACTGTTCAGCTCCAGGATGGTGGCGGTGTGCTGCTGGGTGGTCTGCGATCGCAGGAATCGGAGCAGAGCGCGTCTCGCGTGCCGTTTCTGTCGTCGATCCCTGTCGTCGGGCGGCTGTTTCGCTTTGATTCCACGCGCGACAGGGCCACGAACCTCGTTGTGCTGCTGACGGCTCGCGTGCACGGCGATATCGACGCTGTCGACGTGGTTGATCCTGTCCGGCCATTGCTTGGCGTCGTGGGGAGCTGACATGCGCATTACGGACGATCTGTTGGCCAAGGCTGAGGAGTTCAGGCAGGCACAGTTGGAGTATTTCGAGCTTCCTGCTGCTGATCCTGAACGGCTGTCAGTTGCTCGTCGCCAGTGGCAGCGGGCGGCTTGTGATTTCGCCGCGATGGTGCTCGAATTGCTTGATGATGGGCGCGCGCTTTAAATCAGGCGCTTCGCATAATC